CTTTCCGTAGAGTAGTGCATCATTTGTACCGGTAGTTTTGTCCACGTTAATCGCAAGCGATCCGTGCGGAATGTTGTTATCCGCAGTATCCCCCGAGCCGAGTGGGACACCATTACTGAAGCATATTGCGGCTTCAAGCGATGGGTCTTTCTTTGACCGGATCATCAGTAATTGATCTGTTCCATATTTACTAACAACAGGTTCGCCCTGAGAGTTGTTAGCGTCAACGATGTACAGATCAAATCCGCCAGTTGCGGGTAGGTCACTATACGCTATGGGCATAGTCTATCTCCTTATCGTTTAAGCTGCGAGCAGCCCGTCAGGTGAATATGTTACAAACAGGACACTTCCTGTATTTTCTACACCGGAAATGGTCTCTGTTACAGTCCCGTCAACTTCAGTAAATGCGGAGTACTTATTGAAGTCAGGACGACCATATCCCCATGTAGCATCAATGGCGATTGATTTCTTGTTCTCGTAGTCATCCATCTCTTTCGAGATTGATGGACGTTCTACCATAACACCACTCAACGCCTCTGCACCGAGTATCATACCACAACGCAGATGTCGAAGCGCGGTCTGTGCAATCGTATCACTGTCAATGTTAGCAGTCTTAGTTGGCTCTTTCTCTCCGACATACGGAGTAGTAGTGATTGTCTCAACCGGCCCAAAGTAGAGCTTGTCAGCATTGTCAATCGTAGTACCCTCGTATGCGAGTCCGGTAGTATCAGCAAGGTAATGAGGATAAATCAAACTTCCGCCACCTTGACCATAACCAGAGCGGAAGATAACAAAGCCCGAATAGTACGCTTCTGCACTCTCGGTAAATATCTTCGCTTGATCTGTTCTTGCCCAATTCTGTAGAGAATTGACAAATTCAGCATCTTCGAGTAACTGTTGATACTGATCGGGATGCAATACCATTACATAAGCTTGCACACCGCCGAAGTTGACTTTCTTCAACCGTTTCCTCATTGCCTGTTTTTCAAGGGAACGAAGTAAACTGGCTGACATTTGATGTTCTGACGCACCACCAGAAACGGCAAATACATGCTTTGCAGCAGCAGCCTCGTAGGTTGCAGGAGTTGCGCTCCATGTCGGATAGTTGCTATCGAAAGTACCATCCGATGTTACACCAGCGCAATACAGATTAGGATGTATCTTTCCGTCAACACCCAATCCATCCCTTGCTACAGGTTCGAGTATATGCCATGATTGACCACGAATTATAGCGTGGTGAATACCTCTTGACGCTTCAAAACGCATGTGCCAGTCCGTTATCTGCGGGCCGGCTTTCTTGGCAAGTTCAAGTCCCCATGCACCAAGTAACTGCATGGATTTCTTACCCAACTGCACGAGTTTTTCCTTACGGAAACGATGCACATAAACATCAGCGTATCGCATCTCGGCAGCTTGACCAGTGCCTTTGACCAGGTGATCACCAAGCTGGGGATTACCATAAACTTCATCTTCCATAGGAATACGAAGATGCTCTCCTCCGCCCTTGCTTGTGCCGTCACCAGCACCGGCAAACGCCGAAGGAATAACATTGATAATCGCGTTGGCATTACCTTTCGGCCACATCTTACGAGCAGCCTGTGCCTCAGTCTGTGGACTGGTTGTATGCGTGAAACGTGAAAACAGGTATAAGTTTCTCATCCGTTCCTGTATCCTGCGACTGTAAACAATCACATTTGCACGGTCGGTTGAGGTCATTAATCTTCCCATTTCCTCTATCCTTATTTAAGAATTATCGAATTTAACCGGATAGAGAACCATTCCCTAATTCCGGTTTACTTAATAACCGCCTATCTTACTGACATCACCTTTATCTTCTGCTTGTCTGAGTGCCTTGTCGTACTCATCCCATTCAGCTTCAGTCATCTTACCGACCTCATCCGCACTCTTGAGCACAAACTTTTCATCACCGGATGTGTTTTTAGTCTGACCATCTTCGGCTTTAATCGGTAACGTCTTTGATGCGTTCTTGGTTATGGCAGACAATGTTTCAGTATTGCCCTTTGTAACGCCTTCATCAAAGCCGGCTTTACGAGCAACTTCAAGCATTGCATCAATACCACCACCAGCATCAACCTTGTCGAGTATCTTACACTGATCGAAGCTGTGTCCGGAGTGGCGTTCCATAAACTCATCCTTCTTTAGTTCTGGATTTGCTTCAAAGAACGCAGTACTCCTTTTCTCCTGTTCAACGTTAGCAACCTCTTGATCTTGTTTAAGGCGCTTTTTCTCTGACTGAACAGCCCGGTAATTATCACGAGCATCAAACCACTTATGCTCCTTCTCTTCATCACGAGCTTGATCAAGTGTCATGTTGTCAAAGATACCTTCTGCCGGATTGTTTACCGAACCTTCAGTATCCCCGGCAATGGCTAACGCAGCCTTCAGTTTCTCTACTTCCGCTTCTGCCGTGCGCCTTCCACTTATAGCCTCGTGAGTTGCCATTGAGTTATCGACCGCCATTTGATGAAGCGGATGCTCTTTATCTCCGACAGGATCGCCTTTGATAAAGTCATCTTTCAGTACATAGCGTTCTTTGAACTCGTCCGGCAATTCAATGACTGGATCAGGTTCCGGATCGGGCTTAGGCTCTGGATCAAGTACGGGATCAGGGTCTGGCTTGGGTTCCGGTTCTGGATCAACCTTTGCCTTGAAATCATCCGGCAATTCACCGCCTTCAGCATCAATAGCTTCAAGATCCCGTGTTGCTTCAGTGTTGTACTCTTTAAGCATGTTATCAGTAATTTCAGCGACATCACACGCTTGCATTTCCGCAAGACGTTCTTTGGTAACATTTACATCTGTTTCCATGATGGTTCATCCTTTCAGGCTCTCGTCCTGCGGGAAGTAACCCTTGAGGGCTTCCCTGAACAAAAGTACCCTGTTTGGTTTATGTGTTTATAAATAGACAACGTTACTGGCACAGCGTAGTAATCCGGTTAAGGGCTACAGACCTGTAACTAAGCCGTCTGATTATCGTTTGTACTTGCATTTTCTTCACCTTCACCACCTAACAGCACAATATGACGAGCGTTCATAGCATCACCAATATCACGACCATCAGGAAGGTTAGACTTCTTGTATTTATCTCCAGGAGCTATCAGCGACGATGCCATACCAGCATGTGTATTCGCTGTTATATCGTCAAGCATTATTTGCTCTTCAAGCTCTGTTTGCTTCTGCGTAATGTTAAACGGCCCCTCATCAATCCTAATATCAAATTTCTGCACACTCTTCAAATTCTCTATCATTTCAGTAGTCAACTGCATGAACTCAGGAGTGGTGCCATCATCACCAATGATCCTTATAGCTGTGGGAATATTCAGTTGGCTAACCTTACGTTCAAGCGTAGCTTCATCAACATAAGCTTCAACTTCATTAAAGTCATCAAGTATCGGGTATAGCGTTGTCTGAGTCTCTTCCCTGCGTTGTTGACGATGTACACCAGACTCGCCCGATTGATCATTACCACCAAACGCCTGAACAGACAACCCTGTTACGAGTTCAAAGTATTGTACCGCGCCCTCTTCAAGATGATGTAGATTGCCAAGAATATTCGCACTCATAATCGGCTTAGGCTCACCACCATTACCAATTACATAGGATTGACCAATCTTATGACCATCTTTATTAATCCGCTTCAGTAGTATCTTGCCCTTACCACCATCTTCAGGTATCCAAAACCCACCACGTAACGACATAACAACCGCGTCCATTTGATTAGAATATCTCATGTTAACTTCACGCTGCAGTCCAATCATGCTGTAATTGTAAGACGTACAGCCGGGTATTCTCTGACCTTGACGCAATGAAACAAATGGAATAACCGGATAACAACTATATGGCTTAATATCTTCTTCGAGTACGGTGTAGTGATATGGCAGTACAGTACTTCTTTTCATATACTGCTTTTGCTTGCCAATGATATATATATCAGGATAAAGCTCGTGAAATCGATTAACCTTGTCTCGACCGAGAGGAAACTCCCCGACCATTTCACCATTGTTTCTAATCATATACAACTGTTGCTTGAATATTCTTTCAAACAAAGTATTTACGGCATAAGTACCATTCTTAAAATCAACAAGCGTCTCCTGTTTGCCAATGTATGAAGGCAATACGCCGGTTAAATCCTGCCACCAGTCATCTATGTCCTGTTTGTTAAAGTCTAAATTACCAATAGCTTTCGGGAACCGATCCTTCAGTTCCTTAGCGGTGAAATACTTTGTTACATTTTGCCATTTACAGTCTTTCATTCTTGGATCAATAAAGTCTGGATCGTGAACCGTTGCAAATGGATTCATACGCTCTATAACTACACGACCAAGCGGATCTTCCATAAAATCTTCATATATATACCAGTCGCCTTTTCCGCACAATCCATCGTTAAATATCCTTGAATTTATACGCTCTTTGCGATTTTCGTGATTAACATGCTTAATAAGCTTACTGGCTATGTCGGCAAGTTCCGGATCGGTATTCTGATCAACAGGGTCAACCTTCACATCAGAACGGGTTAATCTCTGCATTACCATAACATGCATTGCGTAAGTACGCATAATATTTATAGTTAATGGAGCACGTCTCTGTCTGCTGAAATACTTTAATTCCTCTCCAGTCCATTGCCTGTCTGCAAGAAAGTCTATAACCTGTTCTTGTCTTGAAAAGAACTGCGAATACTCCTGATTTCCGTAATCCCATAGTTTTAGAACTTTCTGTACCTTCTTGCGATCATCAGCGCTGTAAGTACCAGACTCACGATTAGGATTATACCCCATTCCGCCATCGTCATACAGCTTTACGCCCTGTGCAGGTTTACTCATTCCATACATTATACCGCCCACGTTGAAGGAGGTTCATCAACATTGTCATAATCATAGCGATCCTCAAGTATGTGTACCGGGTTAGAGCTTATGAAATATCGAGCGCCATCAATCCCGTGTTTATACCTTTCCTCGTATCGCTTTCCGAAAGGTAATGCGCCATCTTTATCTGACGGCTTTTCTCTACGATGATTAAGAAATGATTGTATCGTGTTTTCGCAATACTTAGAAAGTTGGATATGTGGCAGATTTCCTATAACAAAAGGTTTATCTGGATCATAGTACAGCAGTTCACGTAACGCCTTCAGTCCACCATGTATCTCCCCCTCACTATCTCTATGTACTGTAGCAATTCTAAATTGCGGAAAGTCATTATCTACACTAAAAATACCTTCATTTATCACCTGAATAACTGTTCTTTTATCAGCGTCTAAGGCACGAGGATTATATGTTTTTTCCGAAAAGTGCGGATCGATAATGCACTGTGCGGTTGGTAACTTTATTCTATTGTTGCACGTATTTATAATTAATCGAGCGGTTTCTATAGGTGTAAACGGTGTATGTCTAATGTTCTCATAGTGCTGACCCTTGAATTTGCCATAGTAATAGTTTGGATATTCATCGATCAAGTAAAACATTCCATACGGATCAACAACCCAAAATTGTATGAAGTCAGGACGCGCCTCGTGTGGATCCATCACAACATAAATCGTTCCCCTTGCTGGTCTGAATTTATCAACCCATCCGTTCCCCATAGCGCCAGGATCAATAACATGAATAGGATTGCCGTTTTTATCACTACGCTTGAAGTCCGGGAAAATAGATCGATATGTAAACATTGGTTTACCGCTCACGCGAGCTTCATATTCAAGTGGATCGCGTATCCGCTTAAGCGTTTTGTCAATGACGTTCTTGTGTAAATGTCCACGATTACAGCAACAGTATCCATCGTTGTCGTACATCCTGCCGGGTTCTGGATTGCGATCATGTAGTTCTGGTGTCAGGCATTTACAGTTATTCCAGATACTTAGTACATGATAACCAATATCCTGCTTTATCTGTTCACCCTCAAAGAACTCCATGCTCATCCAGTTAGCACCTTCGAGTGGTGTCATACTGAACATCATACGTACAGGATTTATAGTATCGGCTCCTATCCTTGTAATGGACGCAGAATAAAAGCTAAACGGCATAGGCTCATCATTCCAGACCACATCAACAGCAACAGCCTCGAGTACATCTATACCCTGATCGATTGTTTTGAAATCCCATTCAGCATAGAACGGTTGACGATCCCACCACCCGGGAGCTTTAACCGTCATGCTTTCATAATGACCAGCCTGATTTTTACGTCCCATTGTAATACTGCCGCGAGGGAATAGCAGTTCAAGTGTTGGTTGGATATTCTCTTTGATGTAGATCGCTTTGCTGATGACACGAATACGAAGCGGTTTCCTCTTAGTCCCTACACGATATTGATAACCTGCTTTATGTTTACCCAGGGGAAGCGTATTTGCATCCTTACCCATTGAAGCACCAACCAACTCAGCACACGTCGAATAAGTCTTACTTGATCTATTGCCACCATAAACGATAATAGTGTCGCTATCGTCCATGTGGATAGGAATAGAATGAGTATTCGGCTGATAGTAATCAAGCGGATACATTTCAAGCAATTGCTCTTTGGTAAATTCCTCTTCAGCAATCGCATGTTTCTGTTCCGGTGTCATAGCCGTAAGTGCCATAATCAGTAGTATCTCTGTTATCAATTTATCTCCCACAAAGATTGCTAATGGGTAAGCGACACCTGCGTAACACAAGCCTTGCAGGGCTTCCGGGCGCAGGCAGTCCACCCATTAGCAAAGTCGGTTATTCGTCGTAGTCGTATGCTCTCAGGACATCACGCATCGTTGCAATACAAGCAGCGTTATCGTCTGCATTGATTGCGTCCTCATAGGCGATCATCAAACCATTGTAATCCATGATCTGTATTTCAATCTCATCATTCAGGTTTGAAATCTGCCTATCACGATCACTTACCTTTGAAACCAGCATTAGTGAAAGTATGATCAGTAGTATGATCACTAATCCAGCTATAAAGCTTTTGTATTTCATTAAATTCCCTGTATGTGTGTGGGGAGTTGCGGTTCATAATGACATCACGACTCCCCCTAAATTATTAAAATACTTCCTGCACTTTTAGCCAAACGACAAGCCCATTACCACCACTTACAGACCTGCTCTTTGCCACAATCTCTACACCTTCATTAAATACGAAATCAGTGCTTGTGGTGAAACCAGATGAGTAAGTTTTACTTCCAGATGCTTCACCCTCAAATTGAAAAGTGTCAAAATATACACCTCCGGTTGCAAGGCTGACTTCATAGTTTTCGTTAGCATCAGCCTCTACATATATTCCAACAATCTTGAATGGAACTGTTGATGTAGCAGCAGCCCTCACTACAACAGGAGTAGTCGTCCATGCTCCGCCCGCACCAGGATCAACAGTAATCCCTATAAAATCATCCGGTTCTTTTCTAATTGGTAACTGAGCTATGATGTTATTCCACACACAAGCACTACCACCGGCAACATCATCATCAATACTCGTAGTATTGTGTGAAGTGATATATTAGTGAAATGCTGTTCATTACCTGCATCGAGATCAATTCCCAAATTACAATCACCGATGTCAAGATTATGAAAGTAATTTATGTCACTGTCTGCACCGACAATTTGAATACCAGTAACGCAAAAATGAAAATCAAGGTCAAGAAACTTACTACTACTGGTATTATCAATCAATAGACCTGTCATGTACGTTACATCACCCCTGAACGTACAATCTCTAACTATGCCATGCTTCAACAGTGTTGCACCGTCAAAATGTAATGCTGTTCTAGCAGCGCCTAAGTCCTCGCCTGTAAACTGACAATGCTCTACCCTGAATGCACCTTTAGTAATGATTACACCATTAACATCCGGATCAGTACCATCACCACCAAGATTGAAATTCAAGTCAGTTAATTCAACATATCCGGTAAACTTCAAGATGCTTGTAGCTGAGGCATGAGTATTCATTATCTTCTGCCAAGTCCGGTGAGTGCCTTGCAGGATGTAATTACCTGTATATGTCGGATCATCAGCGGCGTCAATATCATAGTGATTTGCACCCGTGTTGATACCAATAAGGATAAGCGTACATTCATTCACGTTGGTTGAAGCAACATCAAGCGCACCCTGAATAGTCGTGAACGCTGTGCTAATCGACTTACCATCAGTGTTGTTACCATTAACAGCGACAAGCAGAGTTGCTGTTACAGCCCTGCCAGTGATGCCTAAACCTATTAACGCCTTAGCCTTATCGAGAGTACTCTCACTATAGGCAGTCCCGCAAACAAGCAGGACTGCCAGGAGTATGTTAATCAAACGCATGTTTAGATTGGCCCAACATCGTCTGCCGTAAGACTACCGCCATCCGAATAATACCAGACAGTTACATTCATTACCGCTGGTGTTGCTGGACTTTCACCAGTTTCAAATCCAAGAAACAAATTAGCGGGAACTTCCATCGACTCATCATATATATCGCCGCCAGCAACGGGCACTCCTATCGTAGCGATTGCGGGAACACCAGCAAGATTAGACAAATCCCATAGTACTCGTGATCCAACCGCTATATCATCAAAGTCCGCATCGGCATTTAATGATGTAGCTATCGGACCCTCTGTTAAATGCGAAACAAGCTGAACGTTTGTAGTAGTGTTAGTGTTTGCAGTAGTTATAATTACTTCAACTCTGGTAACTGCAATAGACGAATCGTTTGTAAACGCAAACCACGCCGTATCAGTTCCGGCATCACCATCGGCAAGATCGACAATGAACGTCATCGACTGCATTCGTATTTGTGTTGCAGATTGAATACTATCGAGTATTGCATCAACAGCAGTCTCTATATCAT